CTGCGCATAGGTGTCTCACTTACAACCTTCCAGACTGCTGGAACTTGAGCTTTGAGATGCCAAGTGCCGTCTTTCAATTGTCCCCAGCGAGATTTGCAATAATCGCACCATTGGTGGTTATTAGAGTTCCGAGTCAGACTCAACGTTGTCCCAATCTTCTGGTGTTGAAAATCTGCATCGACCCAAGATAGCGGCGTATCCAATGAGATCGAGATACGAATCCTCGCGCTCTGGACTTTCCACCATCCGGCTGAGTTTTGTCGCGATAAACACCAATGCAACGTCAGCTGGGTCTCTGAGCTGAATACCGAGTAATCGCGAGATTTTGTAAATGCGTAGTAAATTGAATCGCGGGTCACCATATTCCATCCCCCTGTCCTCGAGGGTGTCACCAGCGTCCGCGAGCCAGTCACTTAACGATCTCTCTGACATTTATGCTCGCTCTTCCTCTCTTGTATCCATCGTTAAACGCTTTGGCTTTGATGCCCAGAATGGCTCTGTGTAATAACCACCAGCCAAAAATAGTTACGCTAAAGATTATGGCGTCTTGATATTCACTGAACATCGGCATTGACTCCGAATCTGTCCAGCCAATAAGCGCTAATCTCTTGCTTACTTAATCGCCCTCTAACTGATTTGCGGCCTAATGACTCAACCGCATATCTGCGAATTAATTGACCTTTGACGTAATTTTTACCATCCGACCAAGCGCCGGAAGTGGTATCAAACCGAATTAAATTCGGCGTATTTATCATTTCTGCTCCCTTCCAAATCCTCTAAATGGATTTAGTGGGATAAATGTATTTAATTAAATGGATTTATACAAGCAGCAGCTCGGCGAGTCGGATGTCTAGGTAGGCAGCGAGCTTATCCACCTTGCCGCTATTGGCGAAGTCGGTCTTATCTGGAAGGGCCATTAAAGCCCACTGAGGCTCTTCTAAGGCCCCTAAGTCAAAGCAATAGACCCCTTGTGGGGTGGAATTGATATAAAGCGTTCTAGCGCCCGTTCTAGCCCTTATATCGGCCAGATAATCCCACTTCTTCTTTTCGATTAGCAGAGTCGGGTAATGGGTGCGGCGGCACTTCATTTCGATATAGGCGTCGCCAGTAACGCCATCTGCTCGGTCGGTCGCTGATAGTGGCGTTAAGTCTGGAAATACCGACTTTAGCGCCTCAAAGAGTTCCACCTCGCGAAGGTAAATTAGACGTCCTCTTCTCCGTCTTCCCACCCGATTTTCTTAATCGGATCAGAAGGGTCGATAACCCAGTCCGGCCAGCTAGAGCGATCCATAGCAAACGCCAAAGCCGTTCCCTCGTCCATTCCATTGCGGCGGCAAGTTTCATAAATCTCTTTACAGGCGATAGCCCAGAAGTCAAGCTTAGTGGGCATTTCTTTAACAGTGCGGCGCTTTTTGGCAACCTTCTTTACAGGTTTTTTAGCGACGCGCTTTTGTGCCACCTTTTGCCACCTTCTCTTTGAGGGCCAGTTCAAGGGTAGATTCTAACTTGTCAAGCCGAGAAATCAGCGGAAGATTCTCGAGTTTTATTATGTATCTCAGTCCGGCGATAAGTAGGCCGATAGACCCCAGCACTGAAGCTAGGGTCGCAGCGAACTCTGAAATTTCCATTACCGGACTTTGCCGTAACGCTCGTAATTAGGGTTAAGCCAATTAATTATGCTCGGCAATACGGCAGCAATAGCAGCATTGATTATCATTTCTGCATCCAAGCCGACCGCCATATATGTCGCTAAAGCTGTCGCTAGAAATGTCTTGGCCCAGCTTCCGGCCATCTTTTTTAAATCGTTCATCAGTTCCTCCGAGCATCGGTATATTAAAGAAGCTGCCATCCTCATCGCCTAAAGTTGTGAAGGAGATGTGGAAGTGCGACTTGTGTGGATTGCTGCCCCGATACTTACGCCATTTCCAATTAAGGATAGGCGAAGCAATTCTTCCGTTGTATATGACATAGCTGATGCGCTTTTTCTTGGCGCGTTTAGCGTATTTGCGAATCTGCTCTACAAGGTCTGCGGTTTCGTCAGTTGAAACCCCGAGGTCGGTTGTTATGTCTAATGCGCGAACCCACCCGTTTTTGTCCGGATTGTGATCCGATTTACGGGCTGAATGACGAGCATCTCCGACAGTGCCGTCCGATTTTCTGGATCTCTCTGGGTAGCAGTCATCCACTTGCTCGCGCAATTGAGCAGCTGCTTTAGATAGTTTCCAGCTCACTTATTAAGGTTTAGTCGGTAACTCAATTAAGCGAGGATTATCGTTACTAGTTGGCAAATCGCGTAAGGCTTGGCGATACTCAGCCCAAGCTTCTTTATCCACTGGTGCGTCAGGTAACTGTGTCCAGTCAGTTGCGGCTAGTTCGCCATCGCGCCAATAACGTAATCTGGTTAAATAAAGCGCATCCGAAACTTCGTCGTCATTATCAAAATTGCTGACAAACTTAGACATTAATCCACCTCATAAACGATTGTTCCGATAATTGTTCTGCCATCGCCACCCGGGTAAGCGTTTGCGGTTGTTCGATAAATAACCAAATTGCCTGAAGTTTGAATCTGTAACATTGAACCTGTTACAGCAGTTTCGCGACCTGCACCAACGAAATCAGTTGATTCTGCATCAAAAGGTAAAGTTGCTCGCAAGTTTCCCGCACCTGTGCCATTTGTTGTAATGGTAATAGTTTGTTGAACGGCAATTAATTTGCCAGCTCTTTTCCATTTTCCAGTAGCAGAGGCAGTCGTAATAGTTCCGGTGCTGGAGCTAACAGTTGGAGTGTAAGTTGTCCAAGCCCCAGCATCCCATTTCAAACCTGTTGATTCGCTAGCAAGCGCAGTCAAAAATCCGTAATCAGCCCCAACGGCTAAGCGAGCTGGTGTATCAGCTGCGGTTGCGGTAATCAAATCCGCTTTAGCATCAACAATAGAATTCTGAATCGCATCGGCGTCATCGGTAGTTACCCAAGTAAAGTCCATATCGGTATTGGATGTTTTACTCAATACCTGTCCGGTTGTCCCGCCTTTTAGATCAACAAGAGAAGTGTCGATTGCACTACCCAGTGTACGGATGGCTAAAGCGCCGTCCTTAACAAGGTCGGTATCGTCTGGGGTTTCCCAGCCAAAGTTGGTCGTTGTTGCCATTAGCTAATGACTCCTATCGCGTCTTGCCATTCTAAGGTATTCAGCACACTATTCCAGCTTTCCGCCGCATTGACTTGGTTCCATCTTTGGGCCACTGCTGAAAACTCTGTGGGTGAGGCGTTGAAGGTCAGGCTAAGCCCACCCACTGACGCCCTAAATGTCCAGCCCTCGACATATCCGGTAAATTCCCCGCCCAGCATTTGAGGCGGTAGGTTTGTGATGCGCACTGGCATACCCATAAAGATATTTAATAACGCATCGCGGTCAGTATCGTCTAGCTCTGGGTTTTGGATTGGAAAGGTGATTGACTGGAATTGGTAGCGAGGGTAGGCGCGTAGCTGAATGAGCCTGTCGCCCATATCTTCAATGTCTGCTGTGTCTTTGACGTAGCTGCTAAATTGCTCAGCGTAAAGGCCATAGGTCGCTTGGGAGTCAGTGTCTTGGGCGATGTATTGAGAATTGAAGTTGTTGCCGTAATCAATAACGATTTTATTGGCTAAATCGCCTTGTCGCTGGACTATTCCAACGCCAGCACCTAAAGCCTGACCAGCGTCCAAATCAACGTATCCATTGGCTACCAAATAATCTTGGCGATGGCTCGCATCGGCATAACCAATTAGCCCATTGGCATCCTCATAAAGATACCCAAGAGCTGATGAGGCGATTTGGTTGGCCACTACTGAAATGACTTGATCCGTAATCTGGCGGCTGTTCATTGTGTATTCACCAGCGTCAATATCGCCTAGACCAATGTTGGAAGCGTCAGCCCAAGTCTCTGTGGCGTGGTAGGTAGCCCAAGTCTCAGCTGGTGGCAGCTCATTCCAGTTGTTGAGCAGTAAGTCATCTAACAAATCAAGGATCTGTGCGCCGTCTAACCCTTCGGCTAGATTGCCGTCAAAGGTGGCTCTTTGCAGTCTAATCAACGCGCCGACTGCGGTTATGTTTAGGTTTGTCACTGTGGCAACGCCACCGGAGCTGGTGACCACTTGGCGAATGTCTGAAATGCGGCCACCAAAGATAGGGACATAATTACCGCTTGAGTCTTTGACTTCGATGGTTATGGCCGTATTGACCGCAAAAGAATAAACTGTGTTATCGGTATTTATCAGCTGAAGCGAGCAATAGCCGGCAGGGGTGGGAGAGTTAATATCTTGACGGCCAGAGGTAATAGTCAGATTGGCCAGAGTTACTGAAGTGACTTCGTTTCCATTGGCTTTAATTCGCCACTCAGGAGTCCAAGCCGTCATAAGATTTGGGCCGTATCTCTAAGACCGCCGCCGCCACCAGTCCCGCGGTTGGTTGAGTTGTTTAGAGCTAAGACCACTGCGCGGGTAAAACCTTCTTCATCGATTGCGCTTGGTGCATTAACGTTAATTGTTACTGAAGTCTGACCAGCATTTTCAGCTTGTCTGAAAGAGCCAACGTCAAAGGTTGCAGGAATTGCTTCTCCGTTTGGATTCAGTAGTTTTGGCACTGACACTTTTGGAGTTGTGCCTTTAGTAGATCCGCCAGCTGCGGGAGTTTGAGTTACCGATGGCACTGGCAAAGTCGGAGCAGTCGGCAGACTAGGTAATTTGGTGCTTGAGCTTTTAGTGGTGCTGCCAGTTGAGCTAGGCACTGGAATAGTTGGAATGTTAGGCAACAGTGGGATTTTGTTATAGGCGTTGATAATTGCGTTGATTGCGCTGATAGCAGTTGAGACGGCTGATTGGATGCCCTTAACTACGGCTGAGATTATGTCGAGGATACCGCCAGCAACCGCACCAATAAACTTAAGAGCTGCGCCTAGATTGTTGGTGAGTATAGGCAGAATAAAATCTTTAATAAAGTTATAGAAAATAGTTAGCGATTCTTTATTGCGATTAAATGCCGCTATAACTGGGTCGATAGCGGTGGTCTTGAAATTCTGGAAAGCAGGGATAGCGGTGTCGGTGATGAATTTGAGAAGCCGCTCGACAATAGGCAAAAGAGCCGTTCCGACAGTTTCTTTAGTTTCATCAAAAGCCACTTGCAGTCTTTGAATACGTCCTTCAAATGTATTGGCTTGTGCAGCAGCCGCACCACCAAAGGTCTCGCTTAATTGCTTGATTGAGCCTTCTAAACCTAGTGTCTTAATTTCAGCAGCAGATAAACCGATACCTAAACGAGTGAGAGCGCCGTTGTTGCCTTCGTAGGCCTTACCTAAGGCTTCGGCTACTGCTTCGACATCTTTACCAGTTGCAGCTGATACGTCCAAAGCGACTGAGAGCAATTCCTGAGAGCGCTCGACTGATCCGGTGGCAACCGCCAGTCTTTGAAGCGCCGGTCGCAATTTGTCATCGGCGACACCACTGGCAAGAGCAGTTTTTAGAATTTGCTCTTCAACCGCAGCTACTTGGGCATTGGTCGCTTTAGTAACATTTTGCAGTGCTACTTGCAGACGCTTTTGAGCAGCCTCATCTTCAATAGCCGCTTTAACGCCTTCGATGGCTAATTTGCCAGCATAAGCCGCAGCAGCGGCAGCGGCCGCAACAAATGCAGCTTTAGCAGCAGCACTGAACTTTTCTAACTTACCGCCAAATCCCTCGACTTCCTTCTCGCCTTTATTAAGCTCTTTGCGAAGGTTATCGACATCAGCAAGGATGGATAGCTTTAGCGTTCTACTTCCGGCCATTACTTATCCCATTCTTTCAGAATTCTTGAAAATGCTTCTTCCCATTGTTTGACTAGTTCAGGCTGAATTTTGCGAAGTGTGGGGTAGATGAAATAGCCAGCATTTCCTCGGCCTTTGGTTGGGGTTCGTCTAGGGAATTGACGATAACGATTAGATCCGAACTCGTAACCTGCCCAGAGGTCTTTAGTCGATCCTCCACCAGAAAAACGCTGACTCGCGAAACCGTAAGAGAACTCGCCAATCTTCGAGGACTTGGAAACTTTAACGCCAGTTGTAATGCGATTGACAACGGCCTGTCCAAAGGTTCTGGTGATTCCGTAGGCTTTGACTTGGTTTGCTGCGTATTGAGCCAGCGCGCCGCTCTCGCGTTTAGCCGCATCAACAGCTTCATCGTCCATCGCTTTGAAGGCGGTAATGATTGAGCGAAGCTCGCGCCTGTCGTAGGATATTGGCTCATTTACCACTCCTGTTGCGCTCCTTTAATATCTCAATCGCCGTTAAGACTTGTTCGATGTCCGTCCATTCGCTCATCGGGATTCCGGTTGCTATCGCCACTTCAATTATGAGGCGGTTTATGCTTCCGGACTCGTAGCTTTTGGGCTTTCATCCCCTATCGTCATTTCTTCTACCGATAACTCCCAGACTTCTTGAGACTTAGTCGGCTTCCCAGCTGCATCTCGCTTATATGCGAAATAAGCTAGGTCGAGGAAGTCCGCTTGTTGGTAGGCCGAAATATCCTTCATTGAATAAATCGATTTGCCAGTCTTGCGTTCCCACTTCGCCCACTCAGGGAGTCCGGCGTTGTAGGTGACTTCCTCGCCATTTGTGTATTTAATTGTGATTGATAACTTCATAGCTCCCGATCTCCCTCTTAACTAAATGTCTCTGTGACTGCTCCGTTTGCCACCTTGAAGGTGAAAGATACAGTCTGCGCATCGATTCCGGAACCACCAGCAGTCGGAAATTCTGGAAGAATATCAAAAACAAATTGGGCGCCTGTAACGCTGGTTAGGGTTACTGTGATGCCTGTGTCTGGTGCCGACTCGGCAGCTGACCAAAGTGCTTCGCATACAGATGAGGTCTTGCCCCAGTCTGCAAGCATATCAAGCTGAAATGTGCCTTCGATATTTACTGTTTTGTAAGCCTCGCCATCGAGAGTCTGATAAGTCTCGCGAACGTTGGTCTTTGTCAATACAGCGTTAGTCGCTTGTGCTTCGATATCTGTTCCACCTGAGAAAGATAGCGAAATGTCGCGACCCGTAATTACTGTGGTTGCCACTGTTTCTCCTTAGTTGGTTTGAGTGTAGTAGGTGGAAACGCGAATATCCGCGACCAGTAAATTAACTGTTCCGACTTGCGTAACCGATGGCCGCTCTACTGGGCCGACTGTGTAGCCGTCCGGTATAACTGCCAAAACTGACATAATGAGCTGCTCTAAATTATCTAAAGAAGCGGGGTTAGACATATAAGCCACTCCGCAAGTGATTGTTAGGTTAATCTTTGCGTGAATGGTTGAGTCATTGATTGTGTTTAATTCTAAATAAGGTGAATCAGGAACTAAGACCACCATAGGCACTTGAGGCGATTCAGGGACGTAACTATAAACGTTTGCGCTGACGCTCCCGATAGCTGTGGCCAGCGGCGTCCGGATAGATGAAAGGATTGTAGAGGCGGGCATTATCCCACCATTACTTCAACATCAAGGTAAGGCCCAAGTAGGCCAGTTACTTTGGCAAGTAGATTTTTTGAAAGTCTGAAAGGTGTAACTGCAAAATCAACGCCTTCGATTGATCCGCCTACTGCTGTTTTGGCTTGGAAAATCTCTGTTGATATAACCAAGACAGAAGTTTTAACGTTGGCGTTTCCGACATAGGTAGCCGCTCCAACGAGTGTAGCCGTTCCGGCGGGGATGACATTAAACTCTGTAACGTCTGAAGCAGTAATAGCTGCTGAGAATTCGTAGAGGTCGTCAGAGATGTCGGTGATTGTTCTTGTGCCGTTGAAGGTTGCTGAGACTCCGGCAATAACGACTGATTGGCCAACTGAAAACTCGTGTTGAGTCGTTGTGGTGAAAACTGCGACATTATCGGTCAATTCTGCTTTAGCGATTGGAGATGCGTATTTTACAAGCATTGGCAGAATTATGTTTTCAGAGGCGTCAATTATTTCTTCTAAATAAGCATCCGAATATAGGGATGACGAGACGCCAAGAATAGTCCGCAGCTCTGTGGCTGTTACGATTGTTGGCATCTCGTTATCCTTTCAAGCTAATTGGGTGAGCGGCCAGCTCGGGAGCGGACTGGCCGTCACTATTTGAGTTTTACTATGCAACCATCCACTTATAAGCGCCAGCTCCCACTTTGGTAGCAATTGCGCCGTATCCGTAATATGCAACCTCAATTTGGCCGTTCAAAGCCACATTGGTCTGCAAGCGGAAACGTGAGGACTCATACCAAGTGTAGGAATCTGGGTTGATAAGGATGATTGATCCATCGCCAGTTGTAGCAGAGGTAACCAAGTTGCGAGAAACGCGTAGATTCAAACCTAGAACGTTGCCGCGCACTGATTGACCATTCAGGTTACCTAGCTGATTGCTGTTACCAATTAGATTCTGATAAATCGGACGGCCAGCATCATTGAGGCCCATAATTGCGCCCCATTGATCAGGGGTTACTAAGATTTCAGTTGCAGTTCCAAGAGTGTCCTTGTAAATATCGACTGAACCATCAGCGATGAAATCAAGGAATCCAGAAGCGTCGAGAGTGCGGTTTCCGCCATCTGTTGCGCCAGAAACTAGAGCGGCTGCTACTGCTGCGTCTGTTGCCTTTGCGTAGGCGAACTCCATTTGACGGACTAGCTCATCAAAAAATGCTGGAGATGAACGATCCAAGAGTTCAACGCTGAATGTCTGACCGCCGGCATACTTCTTTACTGTGACAGATAGGAATTCATTTGTCATACCTGTCTCATCAATTGCTGCTGCTTCTGCCTCTTCTGCCACTGTTGGCACTGCTGTTAGCTTTGGAATTTCAAAGCTCATACCAGCATCTGGCAAAACGCCGCGAGAAATTGAATCAACAGCTGCGCGGTCTGCATTTGATAGCGGGTTGATAAGTTCGGTTAGCTGACGTGTTGGAATCAAGCCAGAGTTGTTAGATGTGGTGTCGTCAGCAGCGGTAACGTATTGACGAGCTGAATCATCACCGAGTTTAGCGCGAACGCTGTTCTCGAGATACTTCGCCTTTGTAAACTCTAGGCGAGGTGCGGTGTAGAACGCTGGACGTGGTGCCGCAGCTTCTACTTTAGCTGCTTCTACCGCTTCTTCTACGGCAGGAGCAGGAGCGGTAGTGTCTGACACTTGTTCTCCTTCGGTTGGGTTTTCTGGCTCAGCGGTCGCTGGCTCAGAATCTTCTTTTGGTGCTTCATTCTCGGAAGCTGCAACTTCGCTAACGCGAGCTGAGTCGATTGCTGGATCAGTTACTAGGGAAACTTCGTCTAGGGTTGCTGAGGTAATTTTCATTACGCCAGAAGCATTAACCCATTCATTTATTTGAGCGCCAACGCTAAAGCCATCCCTCAATCCTTCGGTGGCTTCAATTAAAGCATCTTCTCCGGCCATAGTGTTGGCGATTTTGAATGTAGCCACAATTCCATTTTTTGTTACTTCGTGAGCAACCATTTTGCCAATTGGACGAGTGCGGTCGTGCTCCAATAGCAATTTGACAGGCTTCATTTCAATTGAGTCAGCTGCAAAGACAGTTGGCCCAACTGAAGTGTTGCCTTGCTCGTTCCAAGTAACAATAGTGCCGCTTATAGTGCGCTTTACTGTGTCTGCCGCTAGGACAGTCATCGGCATATTAATTCTCATTAGGAATCAAGTCCTCTTCTCTTTGAATCTGCTCGACACTCATCGCACCGATGCGGTTTAAGATTTCATAAACTTGAGCGCGTTCTAAAGCATTACCGCGCAAGAAGTCATCTAGGGCAAATCTGACCATCACTGGATTTGGCACAAAGTCCGGTAGTGACAGTCTTTCCTCAATCGCCTTAAGTATTGGGCGAAGTGAGAAATCAACAAGTGAGCGCCGCTCGCTAACCGCGTTGCTATAAGTCATTGAAGTAGTTTCGGCGCTCAAGAAGTAAGCAGGGATGCCGCAAGCGCGAGCAAGCTCTAACGCAACGTATTGGCGAGCCTCTGCAAGCTGCAAAGATTTGGGATCAAAACCGACACTTTCCAAAGTGACGTCAGCGTTTAAAAATGCTGTGGCCTTTTGCTGACGAGCAGAACGCCAAGCTGACAATAATGAAGAAATACGCTCAGCAGTTAAATTAGTGCCATTAGATTTCAAAACTGTTGATGGCACTGGGTCTTTTGCATAATTGACTGCTGCGTTTTCTAAATACACTGCCGCTGCAACTGTTTTGCCTGCGCGGTGTAGTAATCCTTCATCTGGACCATCGAATCGAATAATTGAACCTATGCCAGTTAGCGGGACTGCTTGGCCGTCAATTTTGTATCCGGTGATTTCCGTATTCTTAAAATTTGTATCGACTGTAACTCTGTCAGGTGATACGCGAGTCCAAGCTCTAACGCGTCCGCCATCAGTAGCAGAATACATTTCCAAAACTTGTCCATAACCAACGCCATAAAGCCAAATATCTTCAGCTAGCCAGTTATAGATAACGAAGCCAGCAACTCTTGGGTCTGGTTGATTGATTACTCGGTGAGGATCAACAAATTGTCCGGTGATGCGGTTAAATGTTGTAAGAGGTAATGAGCCAATAGTTCCGCAGATGATATTGCGAGCGCGGGCAACTGAAGGCACTGACATAGCCAATTGCCGCGTTGTATTTGTTGCGCCGCCTAAAATGTTATAGACAGAATCGGTGATTTGAATTGGTGTTAAGGCAGCAGTAACGTCACTAACCTTTTGTGGTGTTGCGGCTTTTACTTCTGGAAAGAAGAAATCTCTGATAGCACCCATTTGCCTAAATTGTAAGCGCTATATGCTACATAATGACTATATCTACTCCGCTATCTGCTTTGGTGGCGTAATGAGTAGCCATCGCTGAAGCCACTGCCCCACAAATGACCGCGTTAGACACTTTCCGCCCCATTACCCAGCCGCCATCGCCGAAAGGGAGCTTTACGGCGGCTAGGCATTGGCGGGTCAGCTCTTCTTGTCCGGAATGAGCCAACCGCTGAGATGAGATAGCACCGAGCAACTCATCGCAGCTTTGCGCATAGTCAAGACCATCAATAGGTTCAGTCCTAATCCCAGCAGGGGCTAATCGCGCTGCCACTGCCGAAGCGGTTCGGGCCGAGTAGGCAACCAGCTGGACCGGATACTTACGCACCCAGTCGGCAACATCATTAGCCAGCGATTTATCATCGAGGTTAGATGGGTTATGCCAAGTTTGTAGCAAGATAACTTGAAATTTATCACCCTCAAGTTTCTGGCTAGCTACCAGTGCTGCTTGCTTCCTATCGGGACTGAGATCGATAGCTAACCAAGTATCTGCCTCTGGGTCCAAGCGAAGACCCTCGACTTCGCAAGCTTCCCATTGGGACGGATTGATAACTGGGTTAATCGTATCGACCCACTGACACAAGACTTCTGTCCGCACTATGTCCTCTGGATCTGATAACACTGCTCGGATATTGTCCGGATGCACTGTATAGCCAAGTGACGGATTAGCTTGGCAGACACCTAGCCAGAAATCTGGCGAGTTATCGAATTTGAGGCCGTGAGGCGCTGACCACTCGAACCAGCCAATATCATCGCTACCGCCGTGAATAGCGGCTAAGGCTCTCTCTCGCAATTTGTTTAGGACTATTGAGTGCTGATCTCCAGCATTTGAATAAACCCATATTTGAGGATTTGGGCTAGCCATTTGGGTATATCGCAGGGCAGACCAGACATCCTCGTCCTTATACTCGCGAGCTTCGTCTAAGTGAATGGTTTCGGGGGCCGCAATTCCTCGACCAGCTGAGTTATTAGCTCGGACGATATATCGGCGGCCTTCTGTGAATTGTAATTCTTGAAATCCTTTGGATTCTAGCTTTTTAGTAAATTCGGCAGCTAGTCGAGGAGTCTGCTCGATAATTCCATATATTTTATAAAAGAGTTCAGCTGAGGTAGTTAGCTTGTGAGCTGTGTGGACTTGGAGTTTTTCCTTTAAGACGTAGATTCTAAACAATATCTGAAGCGCCATAAACGTAGATTTACCCTGTTGCCGAGCGCATAGAAGAGTAACTACTGGGTGAGCCCATCGGCCGTCCGGTTTGTATTTGAGCGAGTGATGGGCAAGCCATTGTTGCCAAGGTAGCAAGGTGTAGCCAATTTCCTCGCAGAATTGAATCATTTGCTCGCCGTGAGAGGGTAAATCGCTCAGTTTTGTGTGAATTCGAGGGTTTGGCACACCTCGGTAAGCCGATTCGTCCCTAACTCGGGCTAACTCGGTCGATTCACTCATAAAAATCCATTTTACTCAAAATAGTGCCTGGCCGAGCCATTTTCAGGGAAAATCTTCCCAATGGGGGTCGTGGGTTTCGCTGTGCGCTCAAAAAAGGTAGGGGCTATGCGGTCGCGCTTACCACTGTTGCATTTGATGCAAGCTGCAACCATATTGGTGGCTTCATCTGTGCCGCCTTTGCTAATGGGTATCAAATGATCCACTGTGTTGGCCTCTTGTCCGCAGTAATGGCAGGTAAAGTAATCGCGTTGTAATACCTCAGCTCTAACTCGCTTGTAATACGCTGAATGATAACGCTTGTTATTAGCCACTAATGCCAGCCTTTGCGCTCTAAATGAGCAAGTGCTTTGCAGCTGTCCCCATAGCGATGGGAGATGTATTTAATCGAGGCTTTTATTTGTCCTTGAGGACTAAGGTCTCTATACCAAGTAGAACGCATTTGACCAAGACCATAATGAGATCCATTAACTGCTTTGTAATTCCATCTACTCTCTTTATAAATCAGCCAATTAAAACACTGAAACTCTTCCCAACTTAAAAGGTTATATGCCATTAGTTTGTAATTCATATTAGCTTGTGCTGGTTTTATATCAATCATTAAAGACGCCAAGATGCAGAGCATCAGCGAAAGCATAAAGCGGGGGCTTAACACTTTCTTGCCCCGCGGCTGTCTTTCAGGCCGAGGTCTGCGAAGAAGTGTAATCGCCTTGTCAAGTCCCTTACGCATAAGTTTTCTCACTATCTCATTATTTGGACAAGAATATATGCTATTAACCCTCTAACTCCAATATTTCCTTCACATCTAGCTCATTACGCTTCAACCCTATTAAGGCATCTCGTAAAATGGCTCTTCCTTCGCCGTGAAACTTAGTGGTTAAATACGGCTCAGCTAACGAGCCTTCTAGCCAATCAACTACCTCACCATTTGGATCAATAACTACGTCATCCTGATAGTTAAATTTATCCAATATGGCCTCTAGAGAGCTTGGTCTAATGGTTTCTATAACCTCACTAGGGTAATACGCTTTGAACCACTCTAAGGCCTTCCTATCGCTTTTAATGGCCCATTTGAACTTGGGCTTAGTGGTGGTTATGTATGCAACTACCTCATCACCTAATTCAGCTTTTACCCTGTCTGCTCCTAGCTCGTCCATCTGGACTTTTAGCTCGGCTCTTAGCTCGTCCTTTAACTTCTTGGCCTGATCTGCTAATAGGCTTATTGCCGCTAGCTTTAGGCTTAGGTCTTTTATTGTCATTTTGCTCCCTTTCTTGATGTCTCTTTAATCGTATCTCTAACGAGTCCAAATGCACACCCATATCGCGGGCTATAAACTCTTTGGAGAAGCCCCAATCCATCATTTGATAAATGTATTTAATGGAGTGAATTCTTCTCTTTATTTCAGTCGGTTTTCTATCATTCGACAATAGTTTTCACTGACCTCGCTTCCTATGTAGTAGCGATTAAGAGCTCTAGCAGCCTCAGCCGTAGTCCCAGAGCCCATAAATGGGTCATAAACTATCTGCCCTTCTGTTGTCCAGCTTCTAATATGGTCTTTAGCCAAGTCAAGCGGAAATGGTGCTGGATGGCCATAACTGTTAAAACTAGTGACATAACGCCAGATATTGTGTCTAACGCCAAATTCTGCCACTGTCTTTTTCATCGATTTAGACCAATCCCGATGACCAGCCCACTTGTTAGGCTTGTCAATTATTAACTGACTAATTGGCTTACCTTTGGTAAAGATAAACATATATTCGAAGATTTGCGTATATCGATTACCATTATGATGGCCGGCGAATCTAGGGCTATTCTTCTCATAAATCATCGTATCCCATAACTTAAAACCAATCTCCTTAAAATAAAGAGCTTGTCTAAAGCTTGAGCCTGATTCTGACCCATCAATTACTTGGTCGCCTACCACCCAAACTACAACCCCATTTAGTTTCATAATCCGGTGGATTTCTTTGGCTATCGATTCAAAATCAAATGAGTAACCGTCATATTGACGCAAATTGTCATAAGGCGGTGAGGTAACTATGCAGTCAATAAACTCATTGTCCATTTGCCGCATAGTTTCCAAACAATCCTCATTAAATATCTGATTCATCATTTGTCTTTACTCGCCCATCCCTGTCCCTTGAAATGAGTCGGCGTTGCGGTCCATACCCGAAACATCCTTACGCCGCATTTGTCGCACAATACTTCTTTTGGTGCTTCAAAGCCTAGAGCGACATCCTGGATGCCGTCACACTTGTCACACTTGAACTCATATATCGGCATCTAGGAACCTTTCTAGTGTGGCTCCACCTGTCCAGTATCGCTCTTTGATGCGCTCTTGGCCAGCAGCTATAAGACAGATACGGCATTTAGCCGCTTTCATCTTGTAATTACCGCATTGGTCGCAGCGAGTTATTTCATCCTCTTTACTAGCTACCCGCTCTGCTGGCTCAATTAATCGCATTTCAAAGCAGTTTTGACATTCCATTAACCAGACTTCTTGCCCTTCATTTATCTCTGAGGCGTATCGTCTGATTTCCCTATGTGCGGTTACCTTCTTACAGTTTCCGCACTTGAACGGGTGCATTTCTAATGTCACTTCTGGAATACCCAACTGCCATCTGATCCAATGCGCATCCATTTAGCTGGATGACCAGACTTAGGCGTAGGGCATACCCAGCCGCGATACTCCTTACCTTCTTTCACACCAGACTTAAGCACCATCGGGCCATCGCCACCAGAGCAAAGCGGAATCTCATCAACTATCTCAGCACCCAGTTTCTCAGCCACATCGCTAACGTCCCAAACTATTGGCTCGGGGTCGTTCGGTCTTTGCGCTTTAACGAATTCAGCGAGTTCTGGCTTTGTAGTCTGGATAGGCTTCTTAGGCGTTGTGCTTGGTTTTGCAAAGTATCCAGCGAGGTTAAGAGCGCGACCCAATGAGCCTGTCTCTGCAAGCTCCAGCGCATACTGCTTGGATTTGGACTCACTGCTAAGTCCAGTCGTCCAAGCCGCAGCATCAGCCTCAGTCCGGTAAAGCTCAGTTTTAACAATATAGACATCGCAATTAGGAGTAAGCGACTCCTCAAGGACGTGAGTCTTAATCCGATAATCTGGGTAAGCATTAATAAACTCCTTTAAGCGGTCTTGCACTGAAACATAATCATCAAGGTAATTCGACATCTAATTTCTCCCGTCCTGCGAATTGATCTATCGCGTAAGTTAATTGTTCTTTGAGTGACCAAAATGTGCCATCTGGCCAGTTTTGAGCATCAGCTGCACAAGGTTGGCAATAAAACCTCACTTGGCCTCTGCGCATCGGTGTCTCACTGACAACCTTCCAGACTGCTGGCACCTGAGCTTTAAGATGCCAAGTTCCGTCTTTTAATTGTCCCCAGCGAGATTTGCAGTAATCGCACCATTGGTGGTTATTAGAGTTCCGAGTCAGACTCAACGTTGTCCCAATCTTCTGGTGTTGAAAATCTGCATCGGCCCAAGATAGCGGCGTATCCAATGAGATCGAGATACGAATCTTCGCGCTCTGGACTTTCCACCATCCGGCTGAGTTTTGTCGCGATAAACACCAATGCAACGTCAGCTGGGTCTCTGAGCTGAATACCGAGTAATCGCGAGATTTTGTAAATGCGTAGTAAATTGAATC